CTATCTATACTTTTATAAATAAATTAACAAATAAGAAATATGATAAGATAATGTCATATGAAGAACTTCTTGAATATATTAAAGACCCTGATATTGAACAAGAATATAAGATAAGTATATTTAGATGTTCTGATAATAATGGTGAGAAAGACCAGATTGTAGATTGGTGTAGAGATAAAACAATTCATGGGAATGGTAAGTTTCAAACTTATGGTAAAGTAAAAACAGACCAACACAATCATAATTATAAAGTATTGAAAGATAGGAAGCATTTTAGTGAACCGCAGGAAGATTAAAATAAATACAAAAGCTAAAAGAGAAATTGACAAGTATCCTCTTGTTGAAGTCCATTGGTATGATATTGTTTCAGATTCCAATTGGCAAAGTATATCAGCTTGTGAGAAAGCAAAGCTTCCTCCTTGTGTAACTAAAGGACATCTACTTTCACAAAAGAAAGGTTTAACAAGGATTTTTGGTGATTATTCTCTATCAGAAAAGGAAGAAGGGTCTATAGATGAGATTGCAAATACAACTTTAATACCTACATCTGTCATTATAGAAATTAAAAAGATTGTTGACAAACGACATTAATAAGTGTATTATTGTTAATATATATCAATATTGGAAGGTTTAAATTATATGGCTTTACTACCTGCTGCTGATAGAGAGAATCAACTTATGCAAACTGAAACAGTTGAAGACGATAGGTTATGATGCTCTTGTTGGTTTAATTAATAAAAAATTTCAAGCTTGTAAAGATACTAGAAATGATGATGAGAATAGATGGTTACAATCTTATCATAATTATCGTGGAAGATATTATAAAGATGTTCATTTTACTCAACATGAAAAATCTAGAGTCTTTGTTAAAGTTACTAAGACTAAAGTTTTAGCAGCTTATGGACAAATTATAGATGTACTATTTGGAATGGGTAAATTTCCATTAGTCATTCAAGAAACAGAAGTTCCAGAAGGTATTGCTGAATACGCACATATGAATCCTCTTAAAGAACAAATGGGGGATGATAATATGCAACCGACTCCAACTGTTGAAGGAAATTTAGAATATACTCCTGGTCAACCCATGAGTCCTACTTCTAATTTAGGATTCCCTGGTGATGGTAGACCTTTAGCAAAGGGTGCTACCTTTGATTCTTTAAATGAAAGTTTCTTAGGAGAGTTAGAACCTGAATTAGAAAAAGCTGAATTATCAGAAGGACCTGGACATCTTCCAGAATTCCCTCAAATTAAACCTGCACAAATTGCTGCACGAAGATTAGAAAAACTTATTCACGACCAATTAGATGAATCCAATGGTAATGTTACTTTGCGTAATGCTATCTTTGAATCTTGTTTATTAGGAACAGGAATTATAAAAGGTCCATTTACTTATAATAAAACTTTACATAAATATTCTGGAACAGGAAATGGTACTGCTAGAGAATATACTCCTGATTTTATTAAAGTTCCAAAAGTAGAATTTGTTAGTATTTGGGATTTCTACCCAGACCCTAATGCTAGAAATATGGATGAGTGTGAATTTGTTATTCAAAGACATAGAGTTAACCGACATCAATTTTTAGATTTAATCAATAGACCTTATTTTAGTAAAGAAAAAATTGAAGAATGTTTAGCTGATGGTCCTGCTTATCAAAAATTAAGTTGGGAACAAAATATAGATTTAGAAGGAAGTACAACTGGAGATATAGAAAAAAACAGATATGAAATTTTAGAATATTGGGGAACCATTGATGCTATGACTGCAAAAGAACAAGGTTTAACAATAGACCCTGATATTGCAGATACAACAGAAGTTCAAGTTAATGTTTGGATGTGTAAAAATAAAATAATTAGAATTGTTGAAAATCCATTTAAACCTTTTAGACTTCCGTATCAATCTTTTCCTTATGAAAAAAATCCTTATAACTTTTTTGGAATAGGTGTTCCAGAAAATATGGATGATGCTCAACAAATTATGAATGGTCATGCAAGAATGGCAATTGATAATTTAGCATTAGCTGGTAACTTAGTATTTGATATAGATGAATCTGCTTTAGTTAATAATCAAAGTATGGAAGTTTATCCTGGTAAAATTTTTAAAAGACAAGCAGGAGTTCCTGGTCAAGCAATTTATGGAATTAAGTTTCCAAATACTGCTGTAGAAAATATGCAGATGTTTGATAAGTTCAGACAACTTGCAGATGAATCAACAGGAATACCATCATACTCACATGGACAAACAGGAGTTCAAAGTATGACAAGAACAGCATCAGGTATGTCAATGCTTATGGGTGCTGCATCTTTAAATATAAAAACAGTTATAAAAAATATTGACGACCAATTAATTAAGCCTTTAGGAGAATCAATGTTCCAATGGAATATGCAATTCTATGAAGGTGATTTACCAATTGTAGGAGATTTGGAAATTAAAGCGACAGGAAGTTCTAGTTTGATGAGAAAAGAAGTTCGTTCTCAAAGACTAACAATGTTCTTACAAACTATTCAAAATCCTGCGATTGCTCCATTTGTTAGAATCTCGGAAATCATTAAAGAGTTAGCATACTCTTTAGATTTAGACCCTGATGAAATAATTAATTCTAAAGATGAAGCAGAAATTTATGCTAAAATTATAGGATATCAGAATGCTAACAAACCAAATGGCTCACAAGCTCCTGCACCTGGTCAACTCGGACCAATGGAAGGTAATGGAGGAGTACCTCAAGAAGGTACAGCACCAAACAACTCTGGAGTTGGCGAAAGCCCAATCGGACCAGGTAATGTATCAATGCCAGGGGAAATGGAATTTGCTGGACAGACTACAGAACCTACCCCAGCAGGTTAAAGAAATAGTCAGAGGTAGTGTTGACTAATTAACTATTAAGTGTTATAATAACATAATAGGATAGAAATATGGGTAAACTCATTAACATGGCAACAGGTGGCTTAATGTCTAAACCACCTTATCTTAATACTAAGGAAGAAAAAGATATAGGTATTACACCTTATGATGTAGATTCTCCTGAATCTGCTAGAAAAGGAATGCCTTCTCGATTACTTTCAAAACAAAGAACAAGATTTTCAAAAGGTAATGGTGTTAAACCTTTAATGCCAGATGATATTCCTGAATTAGAACAACATGAAATAGAAGCTGGTGATATAGCTTGGTTAAATAATAAAGATTTAATAAGTTTAAGAGTATTAGAAAAAAAAGAAGCTATGCAAGAACATGGTGGAAAGAAGATGACTCCTAAAGAAAAACAAAAATTAAAAGACCTTAAGAAAAAAGATAAAGAACAAGAAGCTCCAAAGAAAAAAGCAGCTCTTGGTGGTTACATGGATAACTTTCAAATTGCTGAAGAAGAACCTTTATCTAGAGGAAAAAGAGCTTTAGGTGGAGCAGCAGCTCTTGAAGAAAAATATGATAGACGAAGAGCTTATAGAGCTTTTCAAGAAGGTGATTTAGTAGAAGAAGAAATTGTTGAAGAACCTTTAATGGCTCCAGTAGGAATGGAAGAACCATTGATTGAAGATGAGATTGCTGCAGATGATTTAGCTATGGAAGAAGATGTAGCTATGGAAGATGCAGAAAGTGTTTTAGATACTTCAATGTTAAGTGAAGAAGAAGAAGTAGTCGTGGATGCTGCTATAGAAATGTATCCAGAATTAGAAGCCATTTTACCAAAGATGGTTGCAACAGAATTTACAGAAGATGAATTAGTAGAAGGACCTGGAACAGGAACTTCCGATTCAATCCCAGCATTATTGTCAGATGGCGAATTTGTATTTACAGCAAAAGCTGTTAAGAATATTGGCATTGATAAATTAAGAAAAATGATGGCACAAGCTGAAGAAGCTTATGATGCTGGTATGGTTAATCAAGAAGAAACTGCAGAACTTGCAGTAGATGAAACCATCGTATAACAGAATTTAGAGTAGGTACTCTAGATAAACAAGCTACCTTCTATTTTTGTAATAGAAGCCCTTGTAGCTTCGTTTCAAATTAATCACCTTTTTTTGCTACCTTCAGTAAAAGAAGCCCAAAGGAGGATTTTATGAATAAAGAGAACGAAGGAATAACTAATGAAGTCGAGGCGAATCCATATAATCGTAAAAAGTATTGGCATACAGCAGACGTAATGCCTAAACCAGTACCAGATGCGGATAGTGGACCAGCTGAGCCTGACCCTGAGAAGAAGACAGGATTTGACTACGCAAGTAGCACTACAACAAATAGTGCGAACCCAAATGTTTTATCACCCTCTTCTACAGCTACTTCGGATAAGGTCTTACAGGAATCAGCATTAAATGTTGAAGCCAAACCTTATACAAAAGTTGACTATAAAAAAAGATATGATGACCTAAAGCGTTATTATGATAGGAAACTTGGTGAATGGAGTAATAAAGAAGGAGACCTCAAAGCACAGCTTCGAGATAACCGACCTAAATACACCCCACCTAAAAGTGCTGATGAACTTAGTGCTTTTAAAAAAGATTACCCTGACATTTATGGCGTGGTGGAAACTGTATCTCACTTGCAATCTCAAACAGAGATGAAAGGTTTGCAGGAAGAAGTTGACTCTTTGAAAAAAGCTAATACAGCTTTATCACAGAGAGAAGCTCAATTAGAGTTATCGAAATTTCATCCAGACTTTAATCAAATTAAAGAATCAGATGATTTTCATAATTGGGCAGACTCACAACCCATGGAAATAAAGAAATGGGTTTATGAGAATACTTCGGATGGTAGACTTGCTGCAAGAGCAGTTGACCTGTATAAGAAAGACCGAGGACTTGGATTAGATAAAAAAGCCACAGAAGATAAAAAAGTTACTCAAGGTGCTGATTTGTTAGTTAAAACTAACGAACAAATTCAACCACCAACGAATAATAAAGTTATCTTTAAAAGTTCTGACTTTGCAAAAATGTCAGACGCTGAGTTTGAAAGAAATGAGAAATCTATTCTGATAGCTCAGAGAGAAGGTAGAATTACTAGAGATTAGTAAAACTATCATTTTTATCAACCAAACAAAAGGAGTCATACAATGGCTAATTTTTCTGGCGGTTCAACTACTAACTTTTTAACAAGTGTAGCAGGGCAAACTAATGCCTTTTGGGTACCTCAAATATACTCAAAGAAAGTTCAAATAGCACTACGTAAAGCTGCAACTGCAGAAGCAATCTGCAATACAGACTATATGGGTGAAATTAAAAACTTTGGCGACACAGTTAATATCGTACAAGAACCCCAAATAACAGTAAGTGATTACACTAGAGGTTTAGCGACTTCAGCTACAGCACTTACTGACCAAGAACTTATTTTGGTCGTAGACCAAGCTAAGTATTTTCAATTCGCACTAGATGATATTGAGAAAAGATTTTCTCATATCAACTTCCAATCTGTTGCTTCAGACAACGCAGCATACAAGCTAAGAGATGCTTTAGACAGTAATGTCTTTGCATATCTTGGACTTGATGCTCAAGTGTCTACAACTGCAAATAGACTAGGAACTACAGGAACACCTATTGATATAGGTTTTGCTACTGGTGAAATTGACCCTCTAAATAGTATGAGTACATCTGCTAAGTTGCTCGACATTCAAAACGCACCTGAAGAAGGTCGTTGGTTTGTTGGTGCACCTGAGTGGTATGATGCTTTAGCTAACACATCTTCTAAACTATTATCAGTTGATTACAATGCTGGTAAAGGTAGTCTTAGAAATGGATTAGTAGCATCTGGTCTCGTTAGAGGTTTCCAAATGTACAAATCAAATAATCTAGCAACAAATGACTTATCAGGTGCAACACCTGCTGGGTCTGCAACTGCTCCTGTGGCAACATGGGGTCAAATGAGTTCGACTTCGTGTGCGTCTCAATTGAAGATTGTTGAAAGTTTAAGAAGTACTACTACTTTCGCTGACATAGTAAGAGGATTACTTGTTTTCGGAAGAAAAGTTCTTAGACCTGAGTGCTTAGGAAGAACAATTTACGTTATAGACTAATAATCTAATACTTTGTTGGGCGATTGAAATATATCGCCCAGCAACTAACTAAAGGATTAATTATGAAAAATATAAAAGAACAAGTAATGCATCTCTGGACCGACCACAAGAAAATTGTTATCGGTGTAGCAGTTGTTATTGTAATCATTATTATCGCTACTTAATCCGTAAAGGAATTAAATATGGCAAAGACCTATTTAGCTATGGCTAACGAATTGTTGGTCGAGATAAATGAACCTGAATTAACAGCTATTTCTGGTGCAGTCGGTGTACAAAAACAAGTTGCTAATTGTGTTAATAGAGCCTACTTTGATATAGTAGACGCTGTTGATGATTGGTCTTGGTTAAGTACTGATGCACCTGATGACCCTTATTATGGAAATACTATTGTTCCAACAGTTGTTGGACAAAGATGGTATTTATCTAAAGCTCTTTCAACAGGGGTAGATACTGATTTTGATTCAGTCAATTGGGATATGTTTACTCTTGTAGACACTAACTCACCTTATACAAATAATAAATTAGCTTTTACAACTTTAACTACATGGAGAGCTAATTATGCAGAAGCAGAAGAAGAATCTGCTAGAACTGCAAACTATGGAGTTCCAGTAAGAGTTATTAGAAGTTCAGATGGTAGAAGATTTGGATTATCTCCAATACCTGATAAAATTTATAATATACATTTCTTTGCTTACGATAGACCTGCTGCATTATCAGCAGATACCGATACAGTTTTATTTCCAGAACAATACAAACCAGTTTTACTAGCAAGAGCTAGATATTACATATATCAATTTAAAGATAATATTGCACAATCACAATTGGCATTAGATGAATATAAAAAAGGATTACAGTCAATGGCTGATAATCTAAATTCACCACAACCATCTTATATGTCAGATGTGAGATTTACATATTTATTACCATAGGAAAATAAATGCCAACACAAGGAGCTTCCATTACAGTTGCAGGAGGTTTAGATTTAGTATCCAGTAGTCATGCATTATTTAGAACACCTGGAGCTGCAACTATATTAGAAAATTTTGAATCATCTACAACAGGTGGTTACAGAAGAGTAAGTGGTTATACAAAATTTGGTGGAGGAAGTTCAACAGTTCCTAGTGGAACTTCAACAGATGCTATTACAGGATTAGTTCCTTATGCAGGTGGAGTTCTAGTTTGTCAAGCTTCAAATATATATTGGAGTCTTGATGGTATAAGTTGGACTCAAATCAATAAAGATACTTATAAAGATTTAACAGGTACAGTTGCAGTAACTGCAAGTTCAGCAGCAGTTGTTGGAACTGGAACATTATTTACAAGTGAATTATCTGTAAATGATAGAATAAAAATTAATAGTATTAAGTATAGAGTTTTATCTATTACAGATAATACAAATTTAACATTAGATATTGATGTTGTATCTACTGCTAGTAGTCAAACTATTTCTAGAAGTGGAATGATTGCTAGTGAATTATCTAGTGCAACAGTAATATCAAGAGCTAATCAAACTAATGTTCAGTTTAGTAATTATGAATCTGAAGGTGGATTTGGTACTTTATACATATGTGATGGAACTAATAAAATAGGTGAATTACAAATTACTAAAGCAGGAAGTGTCTATACTTATTACTTTGAAGAGTTAGATAGGTCAACTCCTGTTAATCCTAAAAGAACAACTATCTTTTCAGAACGATTAGTAGTAGCTGGACAATCTGTATCAACAAGTACTGTTGCTTATAGTAGCCGCTTAAAACCTTATGATTTTGAAGCGACTGGTTCAGGCTCAATTGATGTTGGAGATGTCATTATAGGAATTAAAGTCTTTAGAAATACTCTTATTATATTTTGTAAAAACAGTATATTTGAGTTGACAAGTCTCGATTCTACCCCTATACTTAAATCTATAACTAAGAATATAGGTTGTATAGATGGAAATACAATTCAGGAAATAGGTGGAGATTTAATCTTCCTAGCACCTGATGGTTTACGAACAGTTGCTGGTACAGCTAGAATTGCTGACGTTGAAATTGGTTCTGTTAGTAGAAAAATATTACCTTTAATAAATGATATACTTGATAATATAGCAGACTATACTTTATCAAGTATGGTTATTAGAGAAAGAAGTCAATACAGATTATTTTATCATAATTCAGGTCAAGCTAAATCAGGTCAAAAAGGAATTATAGGAACATTTAAATTTGATGAACAAGGAATCCCTGCTTTTGAATGGAGTGAATTAAAAGGTATGGAAATTAAACATTGTTCTTCAGATTTAAATCCTTCTAATGAAGAAGTTAAATTTGGTTCAAATGATACTGGATATATTTATCAATTAGATACTGGTAATAATTTTGATACTTCAAATATTAATGCAAGATTTCAAACTCCAGATATGGATTATGGAGATGGTGGATTAAGAAAAAGTTTATATAAAGTTAAAGCAAATATCTCACCAGAAGGAACACAAAATAATTTAAAACTAAGAATCAGATATGATTTTGATTCTACAGATGTACCTCAACCTGGACAATTTTCAGTAGGAAGTTTAAGTAGTTCATCTTTATTTGGTGCATCAGGTTCTATATTTGGAACCTCTTTATTTGGTGCAACAACATTACCAAGCAAAGATGTTTTAGTAACAGGTAGTGGATTTACAAATAGTTTTAGATTCTTTACTGACGATACTGATGCTGGATATTCTGTCAATGGAATGTTCGTATCATTTATAGCAGGAGGAAGAAGATAATAATATGGCAGGTTATACACGACAAAGTACAATTGCTGATGGTAATACGATTGATGCCTCAATATTTAATAATGAGTACAATCAACTTTTAGCAGCATTTGTAAATACAACTGGACACAAACATGATGGTACCGCAGCCGAAGGTCCTGTTATTTCTGTACTTGGAGATAGCGGAGTAGTTACTCCTCTAAATAAAATTTTAGTTGATACTGCTAGTAATCATTTAGAATTTTATGTAGATGTTTCTAGTGCTGCAGTTCAACAATTAAGAATTCAAGATGGAGCAATCGTTCCAATTTTAACTAATGATATAGATTTAGGTACAGTTTCTTTAGAATTTAAAGATGCATACTTTGATGGTACTGTAAATTTAGATACTTTAGTTATTGGTACTTCAACTGGCATAACATCTGTTGATACAGATTTAGCTTCAGTTTCAGCAAGTGATGATACATTAGCTTCTGCTAAAGCAATTAAAGCTTATGTAGATGCAGTCCCTGTCGGAGATATTACTTCTATTGTAGCAGGAACTGGTTTAACTGGAACAGATTTATCAGGACCAATACCAACTCTAAATGTAATTGGTGGAACTGGTATAACTGCTAACGCAGACGATATAGCAATTGATTCTACAGTTGTTACAAAAACAGGTTCTCAAACTCTTACAAATAAAACTCTTACAACTCCAATTATTTCTAGTATTTCAAATACTGGAACAATAACTTTACCTACTTCAACAGATACATTAGTTGGTAAAGCTACTACAGATACTCTTACAAATAAAACATTAACAAGTCCAGTTCTTAATACATCTATTAGTGGAACAGCTTTTAAAGATGAAGATACTATGTCATCTGATTCAGCAACTGCTGTAGCTTCACAACAATCTATTAAAGCTTATGTTGATGCTAAACCTATTGGAGATATTACTTCAGTTGTTGCAGGTTCAGGTTTAACAGGTGGAGGAACAACAGGTGATGTTACTTTAAATGTTATTGGCGGAACAGGTATTACTGCAAATGCAGATGATATTGCAATTGATAGTACTGTTGCTACATTAACTGGTTCTCAAGTTTTATCAGCTAAAACATTAACTAGTCCAGTTTTAAATGGAACACTTAGTGGTACAGCATTTTTAGATGACGATACTTTAGCGGATGATTCTGCTATAGCAGTTGCATCTCAACAATCTATTAAAGCTTATGTAGATTCTCAAGCCCATTCTGTTACTCCAAGTAGTACAACTACATTTACAAATAAAACAATAGATGCAGATGGTACTGGAAATAATATTTCAAATATTGATAATGCAGATATTAAAGCTGCAGCAGGTATTGATGCAACAAAGATTGCAGATGGTTCAGTAAGTGATACAGAGTTTCAAAGATTAGATGGACTAACTTCAGATATTCAAACACAATTAGATTTAAAAGCAGCTTTAGCTTCTCCAGATTTAACTGGAAATCCTACAGCTCCTACACAATCAGCAAGTGATAACTCAACTAAACTTGCAACAACAGCTTATGTTGATGGTCAAGTTGCTACAGAAAATGAATTATCAGAATTAAATGATGTAACTATTGCAGGTATTGCAGATGCTAATTATTTAATGTATGATAATGCTGCAAGTGTTTGGAAAAATAAAGCGATAAGTGGTGCAATAACTTCTGATAATTTAGGAGTAACAACTTTATCTGCTTTAATAGATGCTACAAAAATAGCAGATGGAACTGTAACAAATGCAGAATTCCAGTATATTAATACTTTGAGTTCTAATGCACAGACTCAAATAGATACGAAAGCGACAGCAGGTTTTGCTGTGGCTATGGCAATTGCCTTATAGTCTAGTTGACAATATGGCAAAAAAATGGTATAATTAGGATAATAAATGGCTCAAAATTTTCAAAGAACATTAAAAAGAAATATCACTCTCTCTGGTTCTCCTACAGAACTAAGAGCAGCTACTACAACAAATGATGCAATTATAGGTGTTAGATGTACTAATACTTCTGGTGCATCTGTTGACGTTTCTGTCTATGTAAAAAATACTTCAACAAACTATTTTATTATTAAAGCAGCTCCCATCCCTACAGGTGGAAGTTTGGAATTAATTGATGGTGGTTCAAAAGTTGTATTACAAACTGGAGATTCAGTTGAAGCTTATGCTTCAGCAGCTACTTCAGTTGATATTGTTTTAAGTGTTGTTGATTCAATTAGTACATAATATTAAGGATAATATAAATGGCGTATGTTGGTGCAACCCCTGCAAGACTACCTTTAACTTCAAGTGATTTAGCTGATAGTATAGTTACTGCAGCAAAAATTGCAACTGATGCAGTTGAAACTGCAAAGGTTAAAGATTTAAATGTTTCTACAGCAAAGTTAGCTGCTGATGCAGTTACTAATGCTAAAACAGAATTTACACCTGGATTAGAAATCAAAGGTGATGGTGCAAGTGCTGCTGGTAAATTAACTTTAAATTGTGAACAAAATACTCATGCAGTTCATATTGAAAGCCCTGCTCATTCAGCAGGAGCTGGATATACTTTAACACTCCCTACAGGAGTTGGAACTGATGGACAAGTTTTATCAACAGATGGAACATCATCAAATCAATTAACTTGGGTAGATGCAGTAGAAACAAAACCTACTGTAACTGCAGTAAGTGCAATTATTCCTCCAAGTGTTGCAACAAGTGTAACGATTACAGGAACAAATTTCGCAACTGATTCTACTCATGTACCAATTGTAGAAGCTGTAAGTTCAACAAATGCATATACAAGAGCTTCAGTAGTTTCTTGGGCAAGTTCAACTTCTATCTCGGCAACCTTCAATTTAGCCCTTGGAGATTACCGAGTTAGAGTAGAGAATCCAGATGGTAATGCTGGAATGTCAACTAACGCAATTTTACAAGCTAGTACAGCTCCTACATGGACAACTGCTTCAGGTTCTTTAGGAACTTTTGCAGCAGGTGCTACTATATCAGAAACTGTTGTAGCTACTTCAGATAGTGCAGTTACTTATGCAAAAACAGATGGAACTTTACCAGGTGGTCTTAGTTTAGCAACTGCAACAGGAATTATAAGTGGAGATGAAACTGGAAGTACAGCAACAACAACTTATACTTTTGATATAACTCCAACAGATGCAGAAGCTCAAGTTGGACCAGCAAGAGAATTTACAATAACAATTTCACATGGAACAACAGGTGGAGGACAGTTTAATTAGGATTTTATTATGGCAACAAGAGTATCTAGAACTAGCACATTAGGAAGTCTAACTACTTGGACATGGAGTGGTTGGGTTAAAAGAGGTAAAGTATCTTCAGGAAGTCATACGTTATTCGCAAGTATTACGGATGGTAATAATTATACACAATGTTATATTGATAGTGGAGATGATTTCAGATTTCTAAATTATGTATCTTCTTCAACAACAGGTGCATTAACAACTGATAGAAAATTTAGAGACCCTGGAGCCTGGTATCATATTGTTGTGAATTGGGATTCAAGTAATGCTTCAGCAGGAGACAGAATAAGACTCTATGTTAATGGAGTTGAAGAAACTAGTTTTTCAACCGATACCCAACCTGGCAGTAGTGACCCTAGCGATATGAATAAAAGTGGAGCTGTAACAAGTATGGGAGGTCACACACTAGCGTCAGAAGATTTCTATGGGGAACTAAGCCATTGTCATTTTATAGATGGAACTATTTATGGACCCACAACTTTCGGTGAATTTGATACAACTAGCGGCATATGGAAACCTAAAACAGCTCCATCTGTTACCTATGGAACTAATGGTTGGTTTTTAAAATTTGAGGACAGAACGAATTTAGATTTAGATTCAGGAACAAATGCCTTTACGTTTACAACAACAGGAACTTTAACAGCGACTTACGATAATCCGTCAAATAATTTTGCGACTTTAAATCGTTTAAATGTGCCAGTTACTCCTAAACCAGTTTTTTCTAATGGGAATAATACAGTCGTAACACAAAATGCTTCAGGAAAATATTTTGGTGGTACATCAACTTTAGGAATGGTTGGAGGAAAATGGTATTGTGAATTTAAGGCAGATTCATTAGCTACGGATGGTATGGTAGGTA